CCGCGGTTACGTAGATGGCGCCCTGGTCCTGACCTGGTCCGGCGCCTCCACGACCATCCCAACCGGCGTAGCCCTGGCCCCCTTCGTCGGCTTCCGCAACGGCAGCGCAGCGACGACCGAAGGTCACGTCGACTACGTTCGTTACGTTCTGCAGCGCTAAGGAGCCGCTATGCGTCCTCAACGTACATCTCTCAACGCGGCGGGCTTCTCGCCTTGGCTGAATATCAACCGGATGCCGAAGGGAAATTTTGGCGTAGCTACTGGCGTGGAGCTTTCCAGTGGAGCGACGCTCACTTACAGTGTCCAGCACACGATGGATGAGCTGTGGAATCCGACCATTGAGTGGTCAGCTAGTCGCACGACAACCACGGGCACTATCACTCGAGTCAATCATGGCTTGTCTGTTGGCGACTGGACCCAAATGGATGCCGCCGCTCCGTTTAACACAGCTTACGCCGTGGCAAGTGTCGTCGACGCTGACAATTACACTATCACGGTGCCAAACTCAGGCGCAACGTCTGTTGCCAAAGGTTTGTCAAATCTGTGGACTGCTCGGGTTGTAGATTCAACGGGCATGGCGGCGAAAACCGCTAGCGCCGAAGGTAGCTACGCCTACCCTGTAACCGCCTGTCGATTAATCGTCACGTCCTATACTAATGGTTTTGCCGACCTTCTGGTTCGGCAAGTTGGCTAAATTCAGGAGATTGTCATGGTCGCACCTACTACAATTTATGGTCTAGTTCGCGCACGCGGAGGCTTTATTCGCGGAACTGGAGATGCGGAGAATGTGCCGTATCTGTCGGACGATGGCACATCCCTGGTGTCAGGGGATCGGAATTTTTCGGTTGTTGGCGGAATTCGTGATTACGCCGATCTTGTTGCTGCTTTAGCTGAAACGGCCACAGCCACAGCACCGAAGAAGTATGCCGCTGTTGCGGGAGCCACAATCACGCTTGCCGCACCAATCACAATTAACACGGCGACGTGTGCGATAGATTTCCAAGGCGCGTTGATTGATGCCAGCGCCATCACCGGCAATGCCAAAGCAATCACGTTGACCTACGAGCCGAGCGACTTTTCCGCGTGGCAGAAATATGCGCAGTCGCGCCTGAAAATCGAAAACTTTGCGCTTGTCGGGCCAGGGAGAAACGCTGCCGCAAACATCGACGCGGGCGATGGCACTCATGGAATTTTCACGCAGGGCCGCGTAGAGGTTGTCCTAGGCAATCGCCCCGTCAGGCCATCAATCAGCAATTTTGTGGTTAGCGGATTCGACCACGGGTTTACGTGCGGAAATGTGTCTTTCTTGGGCCAGATTGAAAACCCAACGATCTACGATTGCCGAGTGGGATGGCGGCAGCTTGCGGCCACAGACTCCGGCGAAAACTATCGTATTTTCGGCGGCATCACGCAGCGGTGCGAGTTAGGTTGGCTTCTGGAAGATGGAAGCTCTGAATGGTTTGTGCACGGGAATTCTGTGGATTATGGAATCCAGTTGTGCCTACTTCGTCCTTCCGCATCTTGGGCGCGTCTTGGGTTTACTGATTGCCACATCGAAACAAGGGGCGACGAGCTTGGCACGGATGCTGGCTGGTATGTGTCGCAAGGCACCGGCACAGATTCCCGAGTTCCAGTACCGCTTCGGGATTCTTTCATCGATGTAGACGGTACTGGCTCTTTTGTCTATTTTCACGGCGGGCTGCTGGATCTGAACGATTCCGGTGGCGCAGGCCCTTGGACGTTTGCCAAGTTGGTTAACGTGCGCCACAAGAACAGCGGAGTACGTTTTCTGAATTGTTCCCCGCAATCGCTGCAGAACACCGCGAATCTGTTTTCAACTGGACCCGGTTATGTGAAGCACGAGGGCGGACAATTGATGTTTCCGAGTTCACTCACTGTGCCCGCTCGTCTGAGTGACAACCCGCTGAACAACCGGCTGTTTGACGCAGCCATACCCACCGCAAATATCCGCGACCTGTGGACGATTCGACGCGACACCGCTGAAATCACAAATCGATGGACCGGGACCAACGGCAGTTTGGCACGAGATAACGGCATCACGCGAGCCATCACCATTGACTATGCGCTGACCATGAGCGGCACTGGTCTTGGCACGCAGACAGTAACGGCAAATAGTTCGCTGCCAGCATTCAGCCCAATGATGTTGGGGCGAAATTTCGTTGTCGGATCAGGTGTCGGGTCAATCACATCGGTTAACAGCGAATCGCAAATCACAATCAGCGTGTCTGTGGCGTTTGCGTCTACTTCAATTGCTTCAGGCGCTGCAGTTGCTCGAAATACGGCATCCCTCAAAGTGACCAAAGTGGGCGCATCTGGCACCAATTTCGAGGCAATGTGCCTGATTCCGTGCCGTCCGGGTGAGCGCCTGACTGTGCATGGCTACTACTGGATCAAAGCGGCTGGCGGTCTATCTGGAACCCCTGCGGTAAATACCAGGTGGGCAAAGCGCGGAATGGATAAGGTGGCGGCCCTTGCGGGCGCATCCGCAGCAACTTATTTGCAAAACATACCGACCGAAGGATACGCGGACACTGCTGGATCAGATTGGGATATTGGCTCGGCGCGTGATGCCGCCGTGATACGCACAGTCGATCTTGCTGTGACCCCCACGAATACGTGGATTGAGTTTGTGCTGACAGTGCCGAATGACGCGGCGAACGGTGCCATGCAGTGCCCCGAGTGGGCTGATTGCATGGAATTTGTTGTCAATTTGAATTCCGCCAACGCTGGCGACATTCACTTTGGCGATTTGACCGTGAGCGCGTGGTAATCCCATCCCCTGCCGGTCCACATAGGAAACTCTCATGACCTCCCCTTCCAACAACAATCCCCTCAGCATTATCCAAGACGCCTATTTCGACGCTGGCTTGATCGGCGTAGGGCAGACCGTCAATGGCGAGCAGATCGTCATGGGGATGCGGAAGTTGACGGACCTGATCAACCTCTGGCAGACGCAGGGGTTGAAGTTGTGGCTGAACGTGGATACGAGCATTACGCTGGTAGCAGGGACGGCTACGTATACACTGGGTCCGGGCGGGACGGTGGATATGACGAAGCCCCTGCGGGTGGTTGAAGCGTACTACGCGGATGTGAACGGAGTACGTCGGCCCCTTACTCCCCTCGCCTGGGCCGACTACGTCCGCCTGAGCACGGTCAATCAATCCGGGAGCGTGAACAGCTACTTCGTTAACAAGGAAGCGACCCGACTCAGCGTTCTGTTTTGGCCTGCCCCGGACACGACTGCCGCCACCGGCACCGGCCACCTTGTTCTGCAAACTCAGGTCACCAACTTCATCAACCTCACCGAGACGATGAACTTCCCCCTTGAGTGGCGCATTGCCCTCCGATGGGGTCTTGCCGACGAGTTGGCTACCGGCCAGCCCCAAGCCATCATGGATCGTTGCCAGCAACGCGCCCTTGCCTACCGCACGATGCTTGAGGACTGGGATGTCGAGGACGCACCCACGCGGTTCACGGTCAGCCAGCAAGGTCACGGCATGTCGGGGAGGTTTGTGTAATGCCGCAAGCTCAAACCGTCGCACAGCCGCCGCGGTTTCCGCTGGTCGTTGGGCCGGAGAATCGCGATGCCGACACAGCCAAGGACGCGAAGTTGATCAACGCCTACGTTGAGGTCGATCAGGCGCAGCAGAAGATCTTCGTGTACAAGCGGCCGGGGTTGCTGCAAACCGGCACGACGAAGGTCGGTTCGGGCTACGGCGTGTTCAACTGGCTGGGGGACATCTACTCCATCTTCGGCGCGACGATGTACAAGAATGGAGTGGCCCTCACCGGCGTCCTGGATACGACAGGCGGGATGTATCGGTTTTCTCAGTGCGTCGGCGCTACCCCGCGGATGCAGTTCGGGAATGGAGTCGCCTCGTACAACTACGACGCAGGCGCCGGTATCGTGCAGATTCCCGCGGGGGTGGACAACTTCCCGACGACCTGTGTCAAGGGATGGGCATACCTGGACGGTACAACCTACGTCATGGACGCCAACGCGAGCATCCGCGGCTGCGCTACCCTGAACGATCCGACAGATTGGAGCGACATCCTCAACCGAATCACCGCGCAGATCGAGGCTGACGGCGGCGTGTTCCTGTCGCATCAGTTGGTTTACGTCGTAGCGATGGGTCAGTGGTCGACGGAGATCTTCTACGACGCCCTCAACCCCACGGGCTCTCCCCTCGGTCCGGTCCAGGGCGCGAAGATCAACTACGGCTGCGCGAATGGAGACTCCGTGCAGGAGATCGACGGGGCACTGTTCTGGATCGCGACGAATCGCTCGGCGGCCGCCCAGATCCTCATGCTCGATCAGCTCAAGGCGCAGATCATTTCCACCCCGCCGGTGGAGCGGTTGCTGAGCAGCGCCGACCTTACCGCTGTGCGGTCCTTCGGACTGAAGTACGCCGGGCATCGGTTCTATGGCTTTACCCTTCTGAACGACAATCTTACCTTGGTCTACGATATCAAGGAACAGCGGTGGGCGCAGTGGACGGACGAGAACGGGAATTACTGGCCGATTGTTAGCTCGACCTATCTGGCCAACACGGGCAGCGTTCTCCAGCATCAGACCAATGGCAAGCTGTACCTGTTCAACTCCGCGTACACCTCCGACGACGGTGCCTACATCACCGTAGACATCTACACCCCGAACTTCGACGGGGAGACTCGCCGCCGGAAGCAGCTCAACATCCTCGAGATGATCGGCGATCGGACGCCGGGGAGTGTTCTCCAGCTCCGCTACAACGACGAGGACTACAAGCCAACCGCGTGGTCTAACTTTCGCGAGATCGACATGGACGTGGAGAAGCCGACGCTTGAGAACAACGGCACCTTCCTTCGCCGAGCCTACCACATCCGCCATCGCTGCAACACACGTCTCCGTCTCCAAGCGATGGAGATGCAACTTGATATCGGGACCTTGTAATGGCTACCGCATTCCAGCCGCCGCCAACCTACGCCCTGCCTATCGTCGTTGACGAGAAGACCGGGCGCGCGCAGTTCAGCCCGATCTGGCTCAAGTGGTTCGTGGACATGGCGCAGGTGCTGTCGAGCTTCGGCGGCGGCTCGGGGAGTGCGGATCACAACCTTCTCGGTAATCTGCAGGGCGGGGGCTCGAGCCAGTACTATCACCTCAACCTTGCTGATTTCACGCAGATAACAGGAGAGATTAATCTTCCTGCTACCATCGCGATTAACCAGATGCTGGTGTCTACTGTTGCGAATGCGGTGGCTGCGCTTGCAACAGCGAACAGCTCCGTGCTGGTAACAGATGGTTCTGGTGTGCCGGCTTTTGGAACTGCGCTGCCCGATGTTACCACCGCTGGCAATAACCTGGTCCGCAAGACCACAACCCTTGCGAACGGAGCAGCTGCGGCCGCGGGCACCCTTCTCAATGCACCGGCAGCAGGCAATCCTACCAAGTGGGTGCCGATCGACGACAACGGAGTTACGAGGTACATACCGGCATGGTAACGCTGATTGAATACTCCCCCCTCTCCAACCCTGAGTACATCGATCAAGTGATCGACGCCTTGCTCATGGAGAGTCCGGAGCTTCGCGGAGTCGAAGTCGAGCGGGAGATGGTCAAGCATATGCTGGAGCGGAGCCCGCATTTGAAGTGCCTGATTCACGTGGAGGATGGGGTGTTGTTGGGCGTGGTTATTCTCCAGGTCGGCCCTGTCTGGTATGCTCCTCGGCGGCGGTGTGCGAGGGATCTCTTGGTCTGGGTCGCCCCGGCGTGGAGGGGATCGAGCCTCGGCATCCGACTAATCCGGGCGATTGAAGCCTGGGCCCTCGAGCACGCGGTGGATGACCTGTATCTTTCCCAATCCACCGGCATCGAAGTCGAGCGAACGGCAGCGTTTTATGAGCGGCTGGGGTATACCCTGTCCGGTTTTATCTCTCACAAAAGGATGGATCATGTGCACAGGATTTGAAATTCTCCCGACGATTTTCGGGGGCGGAGCGGCCGCCGGAGCAACTGCTCTA